ATGGCTAACGCACTCAATCGTACCATCCAACCCGGCGAAATCGTCGTCATGTCTGCCGCCTACTACAAAGGCAACACCCCCAAAGATCGAGCCTTCATCTGCCAAAGCGGCTTTGGCCTCGATACCTTCACCTTCGGCGGCAAAATCTTTGGCCGCTGGGCCGACGGCAGCGGCAATGACGAAGTCAGCGGGTACGAAATTGACCCCGCTGAAACCCGCAAGTTTCAACAAGCCACCAGGAGCAGCCGCTAAATGAAACCACAACCCACCAAACTCACCCTCGAAGGCGAAGCCGGCCAGGTCGAAGCCATCACCGCCCGCCTGCGCCAATACTTCAGTTGGAATAGACAGGAAGCTCGAAGGAGCATTAAGTCAACGCCAAATTCGATAGCCAATTCATCCCCCCCGCCTGGCCCATCGAGTGGGCCTGCGCCAAAGACCTCGCCAACCAAATCCTCGGCAAAGCCAACTGGTGGGAAATCCGGGAGAACCCCCTCCTCGGCGGCAGCCTCCCCGCCCGCCTCCACCAGCTTGGCCTGCCCCCCGGCCCGGCCCACACCGCCGCCGGCGACTGTCTCTCCACCCTCCGCCTCGTCCGCCACCTGGCCGGAATTACCGCGCCAGTTGAATTAAGTTACTAATGTCGGGCAACCCAGAAAGGAGCTTTATCATGCCCACCCAAACCCAAAACCTGGAAACTCTCATTACCAACGGCTTCAACCAAATCAACACTCGCCTTGACAACCTCGATGCGCGAGTGACCACCCTGGAACAGCAGGGACCAGTCCTAAAAACTCGTATGGTCGGATTGAACGGCGGCAACGGCCATACTTCGCCTCAGCCTCAGCCTCAGCCTAAACCAAAAGCCATCCCCCGTGATCAAATCATCCCCCGCCACGACGACGACGAAGCCGAAGACGAAGCCATCGCCAGCGGCCAGTGGGCCAAGCACATCAAGAGAAGTCGCTGTAATCGTGTCTCCCTCACCAAAACCCGCAAACGAGACGCCTGGAAACTGCTGCTGAAAATGCCCGGCGAGCGCCGGCCTGCCGTGTTTACCGGCTGGAATGGTACCCAGGAGATCATTGATTTCTTCGCCGATGTTATGCCCGAGATGTCCCTCGAAGACTTTGACGAACCCACCTGGGCCAAACTGGATAAAGGGCAGGAACCCCCCATTATGACCCAATGGGATGTCAACTTCACCGTCGAGTGGTTCAAAACCGCCCCGGTCATTTTTAATGGCAAACTCTGCACCTTCATCAATGTCGAGTCCGTTTACCCCCTCTACGAGGAGGACTAACATGACCACCCCAATCGTAAATCGTAAATCAGAAATCGTAAATCGCTGCGCCTACTGCCCCGCCGCCACCGCCGCCACCCTGGCCGAAAATGAACAGGCCCGCCAGCGCATCCGCAACCTGGAACTGACAATAACCCGCCTCCAGAACCGCCTGGACCGCCTAACCGCCGCCGCCAGAGAACTCTGCTTCTGCTGGGACAGGGCCGGCGACTCCTGCGAACCCAAAACCGACAAGGCCGCCATCGCCATGCTTGAATACCAGGAGGCCCTGCGCGCCCTGGCCGAGCAGATTGACTACCCCGGCTGGTACCAACTGTAACTACTCCCCCCCTCCCCCCTGCCGAGTGACAGCCCGGCGGGGAGAGGGGCCGGGTTAACCATTAGCAACCAGAAAGGAGACAGTTCTATGACCAACAACACGCAATTCTCAACCACCTTGGAGGGAGTATGCTAACCGACGAACTCAACTGGCAGGAAACCCTCAACCTGCTCCAAAACTCCATGTCCAGGGCCACCTTCAACACCTGGCTCCTCAACACCACCGCCACCCTGCGCGATGGCCGGCTCATCATCTACACCCCCTCCATCTACGCCCTCGAAACCCTCAAAAGCCGCCTGCGCAAAACCATTCAAACCGCCGTGCAAACCATCTACCAGGCCCCCCTGGAACTGGAATTTGCCCTCCGTACCGCCGAACCTCCCCCCGCTCCAACCCTCCCCCCTCAAAGGGGGGAGCTAGAGGGGGGTGAGGCAGACGAACTCGACCTCCTCACCGCCAATGAAATCCTCACCACCGACTGGCCCGAACCCATCTGGGCCATCCCCGGCCTCCTCCCCGTCGGCCTCACCATCCTGGCCGGCAAGCCCAAAATGGGCAAAAGCTGGCTCATCCTCCAGCTCGCCAAAACCATCGCTGCCGGCAGCCAAATCTTCGGCAGCGCCGTTGAACCGGGCCGCGTCCTCTACCTGGCCCTGGAGGACCCGCCCCGCCGCCTCCGCGAACGCATGCGCATGCAGCGCTGGCCCACTGACCTGCCCGTAGATTTTATGGTCATGGGCCAATTCATCCACCAAATTGGAGACCTTAGCAACGAAGGCGGCCAGCGCCTGGCCCGCCAGATCCAAAACCGCCAGTACCGCCTCGTCGCCATAGATACCCTCTCCCGCAGCGTAGAAGGCGATCAAAACGATGTCGAAATCATGACCCGCGCCCTCATCCCCATCCACGAAATGGCCCACGCCAAAAACTGCGCCGTCCTCCTCTGTGACCATCACAACAAAGCCTCCGGCGTCAACCCCGACGCCATCGCCGACATCCTCGGCTCCACCGCCAAAGGCGCCCTCTGCGATACCGCCTGGGGCCTCTACCGCCAGCGCGGCCAAAACGACGCCCGCCTCTCTGTCGTCGGCCGCGAAGTCATCGAACGCACCCTGGCCATGTCCATCAACTGGGAAACCGGCCTCTGGCAAGACCACGGCGACGCCGCCAAACTAACCGACCGCCACCAGGAAATTCTCGACGTCCTGGAGTATCTCGACCGGCCCACCCTCAACAACATTAGCCGTGTTCTCAACCAGGACCCCAGCAACACCTACAAGCGCCTCAAGGCCATGCTCAACGGGGGCCTGCTCAAAAAAGATATCCAGAAAAGAGAAATCCTCTATCACTTAAACGGCCACGACCCGGAAGAGTAAGTTACCATGACCATTACCTAGATAAACATAGTACCTACATGGTACATGGTAACATGGTAGGTAAATCATCACACAATGATTTCCTTACCATGCTACCATGTACCATGACCCATATACATTCATCTATATGTTAGCCTATTATTTTACATAATAAACGAAGTAACCTAAAGAAAGCATGGTAGGAGAAACGCCAATGCCCCAAAAAAACACCCGCTGGCTCAAAATCATTCGCCTCAGCCAGGCCCACCTCGCCCCCGGCATGTCCCTGCACCGCTGGCAAACCATCCTGGCCGCCCACGGCCTCTTACTCCCCTCTCCTGGCAGGAGAGGGGAAGGGGGTGAGGTTGATCCCTGGCCCACCGTTACCGACGACGCCCTCGACGCCCTGGTTGCCGAAATCAGCGCCATTGTCCGCGCCGCCCAACAGGAGGTAAAACATTGTTATCAACGAGCAGTTAATTAACCATTCATAATTCACTATTCACAATTCATAATTAGAAAGGACAAACCCATGAAAACAGACTTTACCCAAATCATCTTTGACTTCCGCCGCCGCATGCAGCACGGCGACGACGTTCACACCTGGATCGCCCACACCTCCCCCGCCGCGGGGGAGGGTTAGGGAGGGGGTCAGGGGATGAAAAAAACACAACTAAAAGCAACTCCGGCGAAAATCAAAACAATCACACTGCAACCAATAGCCATGATCACACCCAACCAGCAGGGCATCTACGCCCCCAGCCGGTTGGAGCAGCCAAAAACCATTGATTATAAGCAATTTCTAAAAAAATACGCCGACCATCCCCGGCCAATTAAAGTCAGTTTTGAACCTGACGGAAAATCACTCCCCCAAGTTATCACCGCCTACGGCTTTGGCCTGGATTGTTGGTACATCGTATCAAAAAACAAAAAAGCCGGCGGGGACCAGCCCGTTCATCCACTACAGTTAAGAAAGGAAAGACCTATGGAGGACCAACTCACCTTCACCAATATCCTCACCGGCGAAACCGTTGTGCCCAATGACTGGAAGCGCCGCCTCAAACCAGGCGACTACTACGCCATCGAACCCCCCACCACCGCCACCGGCGAGATGACCCAAGGAAAGATCAACTGGACCACCTTCGACGACCTCCCCACCGTCTACGGCCACATCGAAAGCGACGAAGATTGCGAGCCCGGCTTCTTCTGGGTGCGCGGCTACTCCCAATGGTGCCCCGACGGCGAACTCGGCCTCCTCAACATCTGCGAACCCACCCGCCAACTCACCGCAGAGGAGTTCAACCAGGCCCAGGCCGCCGGCTGGCCGTCGCCAGCAGGGACCGGAAGGGGCTAGACAATGCTTTCCAAACTCCGCGCCCTCTGGCGCTGGCTGAACGAACCTAACCATACCTGGCTGGCGCTGCTGGCCGCCCTGCTGGGCCTGTTCTGTCTATTGAACCTGATTTGTCATATAGCAACGCTGCTGCCCCAATAAAAAAAGCCGGCGGGGACCAGCCCGCCGGCTCACGCTCAGCCCACAACCCACCAAGGAGTGAACCATGAACGATAGCTCTATTATAACCCAACTTGACCCAAAAAATCAATCCCCCCTCCCCCGCACCCGCGAATGGTACCAGCAAATCGGCCGGCGCGGCGGCCAGGCCCGCGCCGCCATGCCCAACTTCCGCCAGCACCAATCCAACGCCGGCAAACGCAGCGCCCAGGTCAACGACATGGCCGCCCTTGGCTCGCTCGGCGCCAAAGCCTTCATCCGCAAATACGGCTACATCAAATTCTTCCACCTCTGGCGCAACTGGAAATTAACCAACCCCTCCCGCCACGAGCGCCAGGTGGCCGCCATCCTGGACGAACTGGGCTACACCTACCAACGCGAAGCCATGCTCCTGGGCGACGATATCCCCCTGGCCGTTGACTTCTACCTCCCCGACGCCAACGACGCCGTTATCGAAGTCCTGGGCCGCGTCCACTACGATCCACGCTTCAACCACCCAAACTACCCCCAAACCCGCCGCGACAACGACCTGGCCCGCCTGCGCCGCCTGGAACGCGCCGGCTTCAGAGTGTTAGAAATTGACTACCGCCTGCTGCAAAACCTGGCCGCCGCCAAAATTAAAATTATCGGCTTTTTAATCAACTAATAAGGAGGCCCTATGATCCGACCCATCTACCGCAAAAAATTTGAATTTTCCATTTTGTGCGACTTTGATGACCTGCTAGCCCTGGCCCAGAAATTGAATTACCACATCTGCCGCTCGCTCTACGACTACACCGATCGCCAAAAATACATCCCCATTCCCCCGGCCGAACTGGCCGCCATGTGGCAAAGGCTCAAAACCTCCCCTCATAGCTTTGAGAGCGCAAAAATTTGGGACGCCTCTTACCTGGTCGCCCAACCCGGCCACCACCACACCAAAACCGAACTGGCCGCCGTCATCACCCCGCAATGGTTCCACCTGGATCGTTGGTCTTTCCATCTCGGCCTCAACTGGCGCAGCCGCCTACCCAACGCCGCGCTGGAATTAATCAAAATTACCTTCAAGGAGAACAAACAATGAACACCCAACCCGACCATGCCCTCTTAGACGAATACGGCCTCAACCAGGTCACCTACCGCCTCCTGGCCGCCGTCGCCACCCCTCCCCCCCTCTCCGAAGCGGAGAGGGGGCCGGGGGGTGAGGTCTCCTGGCCCGCCCTCAAAACCATCGCCCTCCAGCAAAAAATCACCGGCAACCCCGCCCCGGCGCTGCGCAAGCTCGTAGAGCGCGGTCTGCTCACCGGCCCCGCCCGCAATGAGGATATCCACGCCCGCTCCTTCGCCCTCACCTCCCAGGGCCATGATATCCTCGTCCGCATCCAGCTTGGTTGGCACAAACCGCAGTGGCTCACCGTCAGCCGCGTTAATGCCCTCAAAACCCTAATCAAAGGAAACGGCTCCCTGCTCTACAGCCCCAAAATCCACGGGCGCAAATTCAACCGGAGCGTCCTCGATACCCTGGTCAAACACGGCTACCTGAGCAGAGATTTTGAAACCTACCGCCTCACCCTCCTGGGCCGCGCCGCCTGGGCCGAATACCAGCAGCTTTCCCCCTCTCCCTCCGGGAGAGAGAAAGGGGATGAGGGCCAATGACCAACCCGCAAAAAAAACGCCGCATCTATCAAGCCAGGGCCAGGCGCATCGCCTTCACCCTGGCCGTCGCCATCGCCATTGCCGCCCTCCTTGGCCTGGTCCTCTACCTCACCTTCAAACAGGTACAGGCCGGAGCCTGGTGGTTAGTCTCGGCGGGCCTTACCGTTTCCGTCGTCATGCTCTCCGTCTTTGGCCTCGCCCTGCGCGAAGCAGAGCACGCCATCCAGCGCCGCGGCTACGCCCGGCCCATCAGCACCACCGGCGGCTTTAACCGCCTCGTCAAAAGCATCCTCCCCCCACCCGAACCAGACGTAGCCCACCCCGCCCACTACCAGCGCAGCCTCAAGCGCGTCTTGTTTGACGATGCCTCCCACTACGACGTTGACCTGGGCCTGCTCTACATCATCCTCCTCCGCGAAACCCAGTACAGCAACGTGCTCCCCTGGCAAAGGAGTGTTATAGAGGAGGGCATGGACAAAAAAGCCTGGGCCGCCTACCGCAAACTGCTGCTCGACGCCGGCGTTGTAGACGAAGACGGACGCGGTGCGCTCCATCTCAACTGCACCCCCTGGCCCGCCATTGAAGCCATCAAAGCCCGGCTATAGCAGTTTCAAACCTTGTCGGCCCCAATTTGGCCCCTAGTACGATTGGTTGTGATCTTTACAATTGGGTTGTAATTGGTTGTGATCTTTACAATTGGGTTGTGATTCTGTTGTGATCGGTTGCAATCCTGAAAGCGAGCAAAGTCGCCAAATGACAAATAAAAAAGTCAACGCCAAAATCAGAAACGATGGCAGCATCATCATCAACCTCGAAGACCCGCCCGGCTGCCTGGCGGTTGCGCTGCAAAAGGCGCAAGTTGCCCTCGGCTACATCTTTGTGTTTGGTCTTGGCGTTTTAGTTGGATTATTAATAGGAGGCATCTCATGAAAACAAAAAAACAAAAATGGACCACCTCTCAAAAATTGCAATTCGCCGCCTTCCTCGTCTCGGCCACCCGCTTTATGAGCATGGGCGCCATGGCCCTGGGCGTTGATTTGGTCAGGCAATATTGGCCCTTCTTCTGGCTAGAACTGTTATCCTGGTTAGGCTTTGCCATCCTCGAAGGCTTTGCCATCCCCTACATCAGCAAGGGCAGCCGTAAATTTGCCGCCGGCACAGTTGAGCGACGGCAGCTAACCCTCTATCGCCTCATCCTGCTGTTAGCCATTCCGCTGCTCGGCGCGCCCTACTATGTCGCCGTCTCAAACCAACTGCTCTTAAAAGATGTGCTCTGGCCGCTCGCCTACTGGCTGTGGGCCTTCCTCTTTGCCGGCGTCGGGGCGCTCATCATCGACGCCGTTGGCACGGTAGAAGAAGCCAACGAACCCGAAAACAAACCCCAACAACAGGAAAGCCAGCAGCCCACCGACCAACGCGCCGCCGTATTATCCATCCTGGCCACCCACGGCCCGCTCGACCCCGGCGCCCTGGCCGAATTAGCCAACGTGCCCGTTGAGGTTGCCGCCAGAGAACTCAACAGCCTGGCTAACACTTTTGGAGTAAATGGCAAAACTGCCTGGCGCAGCGCCAACGGCATCCGCGGCCGCCGCCCCGATCCTTCCCCATCGCTCCCCTCTCCCAGAGGGAGAGGGGTTGGGGGTGAGGGCAACAACGGCCACAATCCCGAAGAAGGTGTAATATAACTCCCCCCCCAAACAAAACACCCGGCTCTCTCTAAAAGAGAGCCGGGTGTTTTCTATCCCCGCTCCGCGTGAGCTTGTCCAAGGGCCTCCGCAATCGCCCGCCGGATCGCCGCCGTCCGGTCCTTGGCATAACCCTGCCCCACCAGCGCCTCCAGCCCCGCCAAATCCGCCTCATACAAGCGAAACGTCACCGGCTGCGCCTTCTGGGTCTCATCTTTATAGGCCCCCACCGCCACCCCCGGCTTGCGACCCCTGGGAGTACCCGCAGGGGTGCGTCCCTGGCCCCGGCCCGGCCCCCCTCTTGCTTTCATACCGCCACCTCCTCTCTCATCGCCTCAAACATCTTCCGTAAGCCATCCTCCCGCGCCGCCGTAAGCTGGGCAATCTCCCGCTCCAGGTCCGCCCGCGTCGCCGGCAGTATCGCCCCCGGCGCCACCTCCACCTCAATCAACTCCGGCCCATACCCCCGCAGCACATTCCGCGCCGTTTGCACCTTCAGCACCGTTCCCCCGGCCTCACTCCTAAACACCTTCAGCACCACCCCGTGCCACCACTGCATCTTGATAATGTCCCCGACTTCTGGTTGATAAGCCATTTGTAATCCTCCTATCGTTAAAGTAGGGGGAGGGGTCTCCCCTCCCCCTAAAAAATTATTTTATGGATTGAGTTCCAGCCAGCGAATGATGACCCGTTCTGCCGTCTCAAACGCCTCCTGAAACGAACTGACCGGAAAACCCTTCTGGCCCAGCAACCCAATCAAAATCCAATGCTCGCCCGACCCGTGGTCCGTTTCCATCGCCGCGTCATACTGCGCTTGAATGGCGTGTACGTCATCCCGGCTCAACCGCCGCACCTGCTCATCAAAACTTACCATACCATGTCCTTTTTGAAATAGAGAAGTCAAAAATAATTAAATTGTAAATACATTTTAATCTGCTTTATTTAATTTGTCAATACACTTATATCAATTTCAAGGTTATTATGCCAAAAAAAAAAGCCCAACCTTGCCATTCGCAAAGTTGGGCCGGCTCAATCCCCAATTCGGTTCTCCGCCAATCAGTCCTTAAGCGTCGTCTCAAACAAACTCTCCCACGCCTTCAACGGGTCCCCGCCCTCGGCCCCGTCCTGAGCTTGGGTAGACCGCTCCATCACCTCCCACAACGCCGCCAACAGCGCCCCCTTCACCACCAGCGGATCATGCAGCGGATCAATCCCCACCGTCAGCCGGTTCCCATCCAAAAAAACAGCCACCTTCGCCTGGCCAGAGGTAAACCGGGGCCGGGCCTGGCCCTTCACAAAATAGCCAAACATACTGTACATCGTCTGCGCCAGCAGCCCCAGGGCCTGGATGCCGTCCAGCTTCTCCGTTTTCCACTCCATCTGGCCGGTCAGCGCATTATGCTTAATCGTAATCCGCTGCTCCAGCTCCTCGGCGGCCACCTCCGTTGGTTGCAGCCCCCACGCCTCCCACTGCTTAAAAAGCGCCTGGCTATCCGGTGTGGTCAGAACCGCAGGGGTGCGGGGGGGCAGGGGTGCGGGGGAGAAATTTTCATCCTTCATCCTTCCTCCTTCATCCTTCATACGTCCGCACCACCCCGCTGGGCAGCTGCTCCGCCGGCTCGCCTTCCAGCGCCTCCGGCGGCAAAAAGCCCTCCTGCACCTTAAACAGCGTCGTCGCCCGCTCAATTATTTGCTGCAAAATTTCCGCAATATAAGGGTGAATGTGCTGCTCTGCCGGCAGCCCAGAATTTGGCCCAAACCGCGACACCCCCTTGCGGATAACCGGATTCTCGTTCTCGTCGAGCAAGATGTAATCAATGGTAATCTGCACGTAGGGCAGCCCCTCCGCCGGCCGCACCATCTCCACTCTCGCTTCCTTTATACTCAAATCGTTAATCGTAATCGTTGGCATAAAAACCCTCCTCAATGGGAGTAAGAAGTAGGCAGTAGGGAGTAAGGGAGATTTTTCCTCCCTACTCCTTACTCCTTACTATGACTTTTTAATCGCTAACAACTGAATGTACGGCATCATGTGGTTCGTGGCCTGGGTGCTGGGCGAAACCACACCTTCGTACTCTGTATAAGCGGTCCATGGCCCGCCGGTGTTGCCCGACCCCGCCGGGGGGGCGCCCGCAGGTGTGTTGGCGCGCACGGTAATTGCGTGGCGGTGCTGGGGTACATCCGTATAAACGTGCGTGTGCGTCCGGTTCTCCAGGTTGCTCAGCGCCGTGCCCACCGTGCCGGCCACCGTGCCCCCGCTGGGCAAGCCCACAATCATCCGCCCGCGCGCCGCGGTGTACTCTGTATACCCGGCCGGCACGCTGCTGTCGGTGGTGTAAAACACCCCATTTTTGGGCACCGCCCCGCCGCTGCCCGGCAGCAGCAGCGCGTAAACCGTGCCCGCCCCGCCCCCGCTGTAACTGGTCAGCGCCCTGGCAAAGGTGGCGCTAGCTCGCAGCGTTCCCCCGTCGGCGGCTCGCCCGGCAGTGGTAGATGTAACCAAAAAATTACCGCGGGTCACATTGCCCTGCACCTTCACCACCACAATCCCGGCCATGGCTATCCGGCCCGTCTCTAGGTTCGCCAGGCTCTCTCGCACCACCCCAATCACCCCTTCATCGCTGGCCGTCGTGGTCGTCTTAAACGAATTATCGTTATTCGGGTCGGCAATCACCACATCGCCTTCCTCTACTGCCCCGCCGCTGCGGTTGGTCAAATCCGGCTCCACCGCCCCAATTAAATAAACCAGGTTGTCAATGATGTCTGTATTATAAATGCTTTGGGTAATCAACTCACCCGTACTGCGCTGCGTTGGGTCTGTCCAAGCCATAAAATCTCCTTTGCAGGGGTGCGGAGGAGCAGGGGAGTGGGGGAGAAATTTTTACCCCTGCGCCCCTGCGCCCCTGCGACTATTACGCCAAAATTGTGGTTTCTCCCACCTCGCCATAGCCGGCGGTGGCAAAAATCCAATAGCTGCTCACCGCCGCCGGCTCAAGCTGCCACACCACCCGGTAATCCCCATTCGGGGTCAGCCGGTGGCTCTCGCCAATGATAAAATAAGCCGCGTTAATGTCTGTCTGCTCCTCAATCACCACAATCCGGTCGCCTATCGTCCGGGCCAGGGCCTGGCTCAGCAGCGCGTCGCTGCTGTAGGCCGCCAGTTCCAGCGCCTTCACCCGGCCGCGCGGCCCCTGCCGGTTCTGCAACAAAAACGCGGCCAGGTTGTCCGCCTCGGCCACACTGTCTAACACAAAGGGGTAGGTATAGGGCCGCAGGCCAAATTTCAGCACCGACATACTGTTTTCTCGTTCCGTATCCACCTCGCCAAAATCGGTAATCTTGATCCCCCGGATCACCGCGCCCGGCTGGAGCCACACGTCCACCCCGGCGGCGTTGGTGTAGCGCACCTTGCAGCGCGTTCCGCTCTCCTCCACAATGGCCGCCGTCACACTGCTGGTGTAATTGGTCCCGCTGCCATCCTCCATGCTGTTGGCCGTAAAATCGGTCGTCTGCACCGGGGCCACCGCATTTTTGCCGGCCACCGTGGCCCCGCTGTTGACCGTATCCGCATAGCGGAAGCTGATCTCCTTGCTTTCGCCAGCCGGGATCTTGGTCGCCTTATTCAGCACCCCCAGCGTCTCATTACTCGTCCCCACGGCGCGCGGCCTGGCCCGCACCGTGGCCTTATTGATAAACAAATCCCCAAATTCGTACTCAACCTGGGTCATCGCATTATCAAAGGTGGCCTGTACCGTCGTCGTCAAGGGCAGATGGTTACGGTTCCAAAAAATAATCTTGCCCTGGCGGTCCACAAACAAGCGCCCGCCCTCGCGCCCCACGGCATCCCGCAGCGCCCCGTACACCGTCACCCCATCGCTCCACTGATCACCAATGATACTAAAGGTGCTAATCCCCGTTTCCGCCTGTAGGTAATCCGTTATCTCGCCCAGGGTCGTGTTCTGCCCCAGCTCACCCTTGGTCGCCACCCCCAGCGTCCAGCGCCCAAAAAAGCCGGGCGGAAACACCGCCGCTCGACGCAGCACCGCATCAATCACCTGGTCGGCCGTTTTGCCCTCCTGCACCGGAACAAACGCCTCATAATCCTGGGCCTTCAGCAAAAAACCGCTGGCCCGCACCACCGTTTGCCTGGCGCCATACTTCCCCGGCGTCGGGTCAATCGAGTCAATCCAGCCAATAAAATGCTGCCGGGTCACACTGTTGTATGTCGAGCGCACCCGCACCAACCGGCCATGCGTAAAATTTGGGTAAAACGGGCTGCGGCTGTACTCCGGCGAGTAACGCTTATCCGTATTGCGCAGCGTCAGCGTCAGTTGGCTATCCTTGGCCACCGGCTCATACGGCCCGGCAAAGCCCAAGGACCAGGTGCAGCTCAACACATCCTCCGTAATCAGGTCTGCCCCGCTGAACTCATTATCCTGTTCAAAATCAATTGCAATTTCCCAGGTTGGTTTTGGCATGGTCAGGGAGTAAGGAGTAAGGAGTAAGGAGTAAGGGAAGCCCCCTTACTACCTACTACCTACTACCTACTGCTTCTCCTTAATTCACCATCGCAAACTGCAAGCCCCGCGCCTTCGCTTCTCTTTGCAGCGCCTCAAAAAAGCGGCTCGGATCCTGCACCTCAAACAAATTCACATTCTGGATCAGCAAGGTATTTCCCCCCTGCCCCCCTGTGTTCCCGGAAGGCTGTAAATTCATCCTTCCGCCTTCCGCCTTCATCCTTTCACCCGCCGGCTGCACAAACACCCGCTCCCCACTGGTCAAACCCACCATAAAGCTGTCGTTGGGGTAGCCCGGCGGCACCACAAACCCCCCGGCCGGCGTGCCGCTGGCAAAGTTTACCTTATTCCCCAGGGCGTTAGCGTTGTCCTGGGCCTTGTCCGCCCCGCCCCCGCCCTGGGCCTTGAGCGAGTTCAACAGCGACAAAAATTCGCGCAGATGACCTATCGCCTCTTTGGTAGACTCCGAAAAATCCTGCATCCGGCTGTTAGCCCTTTTCACCGCCGCACTAATGGCATTACCGGCCGCCACCCCGGCCGCCTGCCAGCCGGCCATATCGCTTTTCATCTGGGCCGCCGTGGCGCCGTGCCCCTTTTGCAGCGCCGGCAGCGTGGTAGTGTAAATGGCCTGAAATCTCTTGTCGGCATCGTGCGTGGCCGTTTGCACATTGGCCAGGCCGGTCTGCATCTCCCCGGTCATCTCCTGGCCGGCCAGCTGTGTTGCCGCCAGGCTCTCCGGCAAATGGTTGCCCAAAAGTGTGTTTTGGGCCTCCAGGCTAGACAGCGTGCCCTCGTAAGCCTCCTTGAGCAAAGCCTGGTTTTCCTGGGCGGTCATAGCCACCGCGCTGTCCTGGCTCTGCAAACCGGCCAGCGTCTCCTGGATCGCCAGCCCCATCTCCTGCGTCACCGGCAGCACCCCGGCGTTGATCAGCTCCACCGCCTCGCCCGCCTTCAAGCCCACCAGTCCGGTCAGTTGCTCCAACTGGCCGGTCGTTTCCAGCAGGCTCATGGCCGTTTTCAGCTTTAGCTCATTCAGGTGGGCCTCATACTCCGCCTGCTCCCTGGCCCTGGCCGCCGCCGCCGCATTCTCCCGCTTCTGGTACTCCGTCTCTATGCCCGCCGTAATCTCCTGGTTCTTGGCAATGGCCTCGTTTTTGAGCTGGTCATAGTGCGCGTTCCAATACCCCAGGGCCTCATCATTTTCTTGCTGCGTCCGGGCATGCGCCCCGCTCAGCACCCACTGAATTTTATCCTGCCGCTCCTGCTCAAGCTGGGCCAGCGTCTCGGTCAGGCTGGCCGCAGCTTCGGCCTGCCTGGAGGCCGCCTCCTCCCGGATCGAAGCCAGCTGCCCCTGAAAGGCCGCCTCCCGATCCGCCTGGCCCTGCTGCAATTCGCCTATGCTGTTGTAATAATCCGCCATCCCGCTCAGCAGCCCCTGCATCATCTCCTGCCGCTGCTGCTCGGCCGCCGCCGCCTCCCGCTGCGCCTCGGCATACGCTTTGGCCTGCTCCGCCGTCAGGGTGTGGCCCTGGGCCAGCGCATCAAGCTGCTGCTTATTGGTTTCGGCCAGGCCAGCCCAGCGCTCCATTTCGGCGTTTTGACCCCGCTGCGCCTCGGTTTGCAAATAAGCCATATTCGCCGCCGCCTGCTGCAACATCACCGCCTCTTGCTGCGCCGCCGCCTGCTGCTGAATGGCCGCCGCGGCCTCAGTCGCCGCCCCCTTCAACTGCTGGTACTCATCCGCGCCCATAGCCAGGGTCGCAATCAGGCTGCCCAGGCCGGCCCGGTTTTCCTCCTCCATGCGGGCCAGCTTATCCAGCACCGCATTGTACTCTTCCACACTGTCCGTGCTCGCCACCAGCCCGGCCCGCACCTGGTCATAATCGTGGATCGTCCCGCTCAGGGCCTGCTTTACCTCATCCAGGCTCTTGGCCAGGGCCAGCCCCTTGCCCACCGCCTGGTCGCTGGCCTGGTTATGGGCCTCAATGGCCGGCAAAGCCTCGCGGAACACATAGGCATACGCCTTGGCCCCCGCCGTCATCTGCTGCAAGCCGCTGGTCACCAGGCCCGTCAGCCCCGTCGCCTGGTCCAGCTGCACCAGCAGCCCGCCAAAGGCCGCCTGAAAATCGGCAAAGGCCGCGCTGGCCTGCTGCGCCGCCACCGTCTCCTCAGAAATGCTCCCGGCCAGGGCCAGCCCCTTCTCCAGCGCCAGCTGCCGCACCGCCGCCAGCCGCGCTTCCTTCTCGCTCAGCCCCTCGGTTGCCATAATTTCCTGCTGCCGGGCCTGCACCATGCTGCCGGTGATGTTGAAATTGTTGAGCAGCATGTCGCTGCCCTCATCCAGCAGCATCAAAAACTTCTCAAAGCTGGCCGTCTCGCCCAGGGCCGCGTTCAGCGCCTTACCCGCCTGCACGTATTTGGCCGCCTCCGTGGCGCTTTTGGCAATGCCATTATCCAGCAAGCCAAAGGCCGCCCGCGCCGCCTCCGTCTCCGAGATCGTCCCATTCGTGGCCGCCTTGATCTGGCCCATGGCCTGCTGGTACGCCTCGGTCGAGCCAAGCAGCTGCGTCAGCGCATTAGCCGCATCCTTCTGGCTGCGGGCCGCCTCCAGCGAAGCCGCCCCAAACTCCTTCAGCATGCCCGCCGCGTTCTGCACCAGGCTAAAACCGGCCACCGCCGTTACCACCTGGCCCACGCTCAGGCCAAAGCCCTTATTGCCCTTCTCCGCCTCGCCGGTCTCCTTGGCAAAATCCTTCACCGACACCCCGGCCTGCTTGAGCGAGCTAATCAACTGGCGGGCATCGCCGCTAATGATTATTTCTATCTTTTCAGCCATTGTCTTGCCAAAAGCCCTTTACCATTGTACAATATCCCCGTACAACTATGGATGGTATCACCGCCCTCTATTTCTTCCTGCTCCGGCTGGCCGCCGCCCCGTTTCGTCCCCAGCCCGGCAGCCTCATCTTTTCCCGCGCCGGCAGCCTCATTATCTGGGGCCTGCTGCTTCTGCTTCTGGCCCTACTGTGTTGGAGCGGTCCAAAATAAAAGGAGAACTATGACTATTCAAACCACCTACTCCCAGGCCCGCGCCGGCCTGGCTAAACTTCTGGATCGCGTCGCCGCCGACCGCGAAGTCGTCATTATCGAACGGCGCAAAGGCGAAGCCGTCGCCCTCATCGCCGCCGCTGAACTGGCCGGCCTCCTGGAAACCGCCCACCTCTTGCGCTCCCCGGCCAACGCCCGCCGTCTGCTCACTGCCCTGGCCCGTGTGCCGGAGCAAACAGTCCCCCCGCAAACCATCGCCGAGCTGCGCCGCGAGGTGGCCCTTGACGACGCCGGGTAAACCTGAACGCGCCGCCGTCTTTCATCCTGAATTTCGTGAAGATTTACGCTTCTGGGTAGAAACCGACCGGAAAACCGCTCTGCGCATCTTCACCCTCATCGAAGCCGTTATGCGCGACCCCTTCACCGGCATGGGCAAACCCGAACCACTCAAATATTTGGGATCAGGCGTCTGGTCGCGCCGCATCACTCAGGAACACCGCCTGGTCTATGTCGTCGCTTCTGAGCGCATTGATTTCATCCAGGCCCGCTACCACTACGAGTAATCCGCTTCGCCTCGCCACTGCTCCACCTCCGCGCACAGCGCCGCCCACTGTGGGTACTCCTCACTCCACTCAAACAGCTTCTTGGCCCTGGCCGCCGCCGCCCGGCTGCTAAACGCCTGCCACACCGCCAGCGCCGCCTCCGCCTCGCGCATCACCCGCAGCGGCTGCTCAAAATAGCCGCCGGCGTAAGGCAAGCCCCACTTCTCAAACTTCCAGGCCAGCGCCAGGCTGTGGGGCGGCTCTTTCACCCGCCCCAGAGCGTAATCGGCGCTGGCCGTTAAGAGTTTTTTACCGTAGGAGGGTTCAGCGCCTTCTCCAGGCCGTCATAATAAACCGTCTTCAGCAGCCAGTTATACACCTGCAGCGGCCACTCTCCAACCCCCCCTTTTTCCCCCCCGTTTACGGGGGGGGTAGGGGGGGTGAGGGCCGGCAGCCCTTCAATCTTTTCGCACACCGCAATGCAGCCATACAGTAAGCCGGTGTTGTGGCTCACCTTATCCCCCGCCTCGCGGTAGGCCGCCCAAAACGCCTCATTGTGCTTAATCAACCACTCGCTGGGGAAGGTAATCTTCACCTGCTCAAAGCCCTTCACCGGGCAAATCTCCGTCCTCATCAAAACTCCAAATTAAGTAGTTGGAAAAAGTCAAGCCAGAGCATGATAGTCAGAATATAAGGATCAAAATCCTTCAATTCTGCCGATCTTGCTCTAAACTTTTGGCAGTCTGACTACTGAACTCTGGCTAACTACGCTACTGTCCCATACGCCGGCAGCGATTGCCCGGCGGCGATGGCCAATTTGACCTCAAACATCTGCTTGCCATCCAACTCCGCCGTCACCTTGTATGCTGTGGTCACATACTCCCCGCTGATCTTGGGGTCGCCGGTCGTGGGCGCGGCGTTGTTGCCATATTGAAACTCAACCGTTTTCACGTGGGTATCATCCCCCACCGCGTTTTTGAACATATTATGAATGGTCGCGCTCCAGCTTCCCTTCAACGTTACCGGCGCATCCGCCCGCCCCGAAACGTAGCTCTTAACCTGGTTGTTAAAGCCGCCCACCTCAATCTCATCAAACTGCAGCGGGATGCCTTCCGTCTCGGTGATCTGAGCCGAAATATCGGTCGCCACCAGCGACTCGTTATCCACGATGACTTTAGTAAAAAGACCTTTTCTTGCTGACATTGTTTCTCCTTTAAATATGGAGTAAGCAGTAGGGAGTAGGGAGTAGGGTTTTCTTCCCCTTACTCCTTACTCCTTACTCCCTACTTCCTGCTAAAAATCACGGCAAAATCAAAACTGACCGCCGTGCCCGTTACATCATATAAAACCCGGACATAGCGATCTACTGACCCGCCGACGGCTTGCCGTTCAGCCCCAACCGCCGCGCCATCCAGGCTGAAGGTGATCAAATCAGCCCAGACCGCATTATCCGGCGAGTGCTGAATTTTGACCGAAATCGTATCCCCGGCGCTCACCCCGGTTAAAAACAGATAGCCCACCGCCCCATTCGTCGAGGCCGCCAGGTTATCCACGCTGGCCGTCTGCCCATCGGCGCTCACCCCGGCCAGGTTAGCCAGCAGCACGCCCCACTCCAGCGGCGTGCCAATACTCTTCAAACTGGCCTTGCTCACAATCGCCGCATCCAGGCTGCTGTTAACCGCATAATTGCTTTGGTGCACCGGCATCGCACAGGCAATGTCGCCCACCGCCGGCGGAGCATTGTTGCCGTAAGCCACCCCGGCCACCTTATTCACCCCCACCGTCTTTAACGCCTGGTGGCTGCCGCCCTCGGCCTTATTAAAAAAGCCCTCAAACTCAAGGCTGCCCTCGCCCCGGCCACACAAGTAGCCCTTCACCGGGTTGTTATAAGCCCCGGCCTCAATCTCATCATAGGCCGCCCCCGCCTCCACATTGCTGCTGTACGGCGTCAGGTGATAGCCATCCAACCAAAATTGCAAATATAACCCTTTTCGTGCGCTCATGCTTTCCTTTCCCCCCTCTCCTCTCCGGAGAGGGGCCGGAGGTGAGGTTTAATCCTCCACCTCCACTTTCACCGGGATCAGCTCAATTAGATAATCGCTACCACCCAGGTTGCCCTCAATAATCTGCGATGGCCCGTTGTAATCAATCGAAAACCAGGCCCCGGCATAACTCTTGTTGGCGGCCAGCACGTCGGCAATAGCCTTTTCAAGCAAGTCTATACAATCTTCGGCGTCGGCTTCGCTCCACCCTGCCCCCGGATCGGCGTACAACACCCACGTCTGAACCAACAAACTAAATTCATTTTCATAGGCGGTGGTGTAACCGGCATGCTTCCGGCCCGACCCGGCGCTGGTCACCAGCACTACCGGACTTTGCCCCTCAAAATCACCCACCTTATGGTCATACACCGCCTGCGCCGGCTTCCCCGCCCCAGTCAACTCGGTGGTGAACAACTCAGCCAGCGCCTTCCGCACTGTCGCCCTATTTGTTGCTGCCATTAATCCTTCTTCCTCCCCTCTCCTCGCGTTAAAAGAGGGGTTGGGGGTGAGGTCTACTCCGCCACTTCCTGCGCCATCTGCCGCACCAGGTTACGATAATGCACCTCAGCCCGCTGCCGGGCGATGCGATAAAAGGCATGCCCCCCGCCGCGAGCGTGTTCAACCTGGCCGTACTCAGCCGGCCGCGCCCTGGTCCGCGGGTTCACCGAACCGGGATCAATAAAGACCAGCCCTCGTACCCCGGTCACCGTCATGCGATGGCTGGCTCGCAGCGCCCCCGTATCCACGTGGGTCTGTTTCACTGCCTCAGCATGGGTAAAGATGGTCACCTCTTTGATGATCCGCCCAAACACCCCATCTGGCTCAAGCATCGCTATCCGCTCATTGTTGCGAGCCAGCGCCTCCTGGATACCCCGGATCGTCAAATCAATCGTCATCGCTTCAGGTCCTCGACCACTAGATGAAGAAACTTGCCTTGTCCTGAGTCTGTCGAAGGGTCAAAGGTCCACTCAGCCACACTCTTGATGGGATATTCCTTCGTTCCTACCACCAGCACATCACCCTCAACAATATCCAGAGGGCCATCCACAAAGCTTTGCAAGACCTCGTGTGGCGTCTTTAGTTGCATCCGCTGTTGAATTTCTGCGCTCACCGGGTCCAGCGGCGTGCATTTAAGCGAGGCAATATAGGTCATCGGCGCGCCCTTTTTACCCGCCACCATCGTCGCCCGTTTGGTACTGGCCGTCACCGTCGCCAGCCGGCTAAAGCTAGCGCTCATAGTGCAGCTTCCTAACCACGATTTTGCCGCTGCCCATCCCGCCGCTTTGTTTGTCGCCGGTCCCCGTCAACTTCGACAAAGCCTGGTTGACCTGGCTCAAACTCTCCCGCCGCGGCCCAATCTGCACATCCACCTCCACCGCATAATCGCGTTGCAGCCGCTCCAGCATCTCCTTCTCAATCGCATCGAGCGCCGTATCCAGCAAATTGGCCTCCAGCCAGCGCACATCCGGCGTATCCGTCTCCGGGTCAATCGCCCCCACCGTCCGCAGACCTGCATCCACGGCGTAGGTATAGCTGCCCTCCGTCAATGTCCCGCTTGGCGTCGTACTCAAGCCGCTCGCCAATCGGCCCAGCTTGGCATGGACCTCGGCGGCCAATTGCGCCCGCGTCTTGGGCGCCCACCACAACCACACATCATCCACCTTGATCTCAGCGGCGGCGCTCACATTGCTGATCCTGAGCGTGTAAGTGGTTCCTGGAGCCAGCCCCAGGGTAAACGTCAGCTCCGTCCAGGTATCAGCCGCGCCGCTTAAATCTTTAGTGGCCACCAGGTCCCCATCGCCGTCGCTGATCTGGGCCTGGGCCTGGCCAGGCGACAAATCCGCCGTGACAGGCTTCACCGCCAGGTGCAGCGAATAGCCCCGCGCTTGCGGCACAGCAAAAGCCCGCTCAACAAAAGCCCCCACCGGCAGCACCACCACACCGTAATGCTCGTCGCCGTCGCCGGCGTTGTACGTTGCCCCGCTCGATGTCCAGCCGTTTAGATTATGGAGAAAGCGGCCATTAATCAGCCGGTTGCGTTCGTCCATCCATGGTTCCCTTACTTAGTCCGCCGCAGCCGGCAGTTCAATCGCTTCGGGTTCTTCGGTATACGGCCTGGCAATAGGTTTTTCAGCCACTTGCACTGCCGTATTCAGATAAGCCTCAACCTCATGTTTCTCGGCCATCCGAAAACCCTTCTTCTGACCCAACCGCCACCTGGCATGCTCGTAATCCACCTCATGCACCGCCCCGGCCGGGTTCACAATGAAGTAGCGTTTGACCGTCTTCGCTTCTGTTTTGCTTGCCATAAAAAAAATCTCCTTTTAGACTTCAGGAGGAGTAGAAAGTAGTCCCCTACTCCCTACTCCTTACTCCCTACATCTTATATCTCGCTGGTGCGCACCACTACCGCGTGATCGTCACGCAGTTCGGCCACGCCATACAGCACATCAATCGTCACCTGCACCCCCAGGTGATCCGGGTTGTAGCTCAGGGTAACGCGCAGACCGATGCCATCCTCATCCAGCACCGTCTGGATAACCCCGGCGTTGGCCGGAGCCGGCGGCAGGGGTCGCGTCGCAAACACAGCCGCATTTTTATGGAAGAACAGGTTCTTGCACTCGCCCGTAGCAACCGCAATTTTCTGATCCATCAGCACATTGAAGCCCATAAAATAGCCGCTGGCCCCCTCAATCTTGGCCCCGCCCAGAGCCTCGGTGTAGTCGCGGTTAGTCGCCTCGGTAATGTTGACAAAAGCGCTCTCGGCGTCCTCATGCAGCACCGCGTACCGCTCGCTCAAAGGCGCCTTGGCCGCATTGAGCAGCCGGCGGGCTTCCCGGAAATCGGCCTTGTCCAGCGGACCGTTGGCCCCGGTCGCGTCAATAGATTGGCTAAAGCCGGAGTACAGAGCCGCGATATCGCCGTCAATCTGCTCGGCCAGGCGGGCCATGCCATCCCCGGCATACGTGGTCAGCCAGTCGGCCCGCGCAAACGCCTTGGCGATATCCTCAATCAGAAAGCTGACTTCCTTGTGCTTATTCAGGGTCAAGCTTTTCTTGGTCGCCGTCGGCGTCTGCAACGTTACCACCGTGTTGGCCGCCTTGTCATTTACGCTCAACGCCCCGCTGAACGGAATGTCAATCGTCTGGCCAAAGGTCGCCACTTCATTTTCCCAATCCCGGTTGACCAGACGAGCCAGCACCGTGTTGGCCTTCAAATACCCCAACGCCTGGGCCGCTACAATCGTCGCAATATTGACCGAAAGTTCGGTCGAAGTAATATTTGCCATGAGTTAATCTCCTCGTTTCTTAATTCTTAATTCTTAATTTCCACGCCCCACTTCGAGTTTCACGTGCAACGCCACGAGGAGCAATCTCGGCCTCAGCCTTCGCCTCAGCCTTACTTCACCAGTTCCCCGACCGCCTTACCCTTAGCCTTCTCCCGGATCTCCGCCGCGGACATCTTGCTAAAATCCAACGGCGCCGGGCTGCTGCCCTTGCCCGCCGGCGGCACACCCGGCCCGCTCGCCGGCTTCAAAAATTGCAGGATCGCCTCGGCATCTTTTTCCATATCCTCGGCCGTCTCGCCTTGCAGCCGGCCCGCCAGGTCTACCGGCAGCCCCTTTTTGCTGGCCACCTCCAGCCGCAGCCGGGCTTGTTTTTCAGCTTTCAACTCGGCTTCTCGCTGTCTGGCCAGCTCCTCCCACTTCTTCTCGTCGGCCAATTTTTGATCCGCCGCCGTTCTTTGAGCCTGCTGAAGCTGCGTCAATTGCTCCTTAACGGTCTTCAATTCATCGTTGACCTGCCTGAACCGCTCATACGGCACCGGTCCAGGTGAGCCATTGCCGCCCCTCTGCTCACCCGCTTCTCCGCTCCCCTGCCCAGAAACCTGCTGCAGGTTGTTGTTTTGATCGTTCTGATCAGCCATCTCAATTTCTCCTTCGTTTTTAACGGGCAACGCCCCGATGATCTATTTCTTAGCCTCAGCCTTAGCCTCGCCTACTCACTGCATTAGCCGGATGGATCTCCACCCGTGTCCCGGTTCGCTCCCTGGCCTCCAGTTCCGCCCTGGCCGCGTCCCGCATCTCCCTGGTCGTAATCCCCACCGTCTCAAAAACTTCCAGGTGCAGCGCCTCCGCCGTCCGGCAAAAATCGTGGAAAGGCGCGTGCTGCTTATAATCCGCGTAACGCGGCGTCCCGGTCAAGTGAAAAGGCGCGTCCAAATCCTGAATTTGCCCATGCACCCGCAGGCAACAATTCGTTGTTCTCTCGTCAATCGCGGCCACCGCCTGCTTCCGCCACCTCTGCTCGCTCTGGCTCTGGCCGGCCTCATAATACGTCTGGCCCAGGGCTGTGGCCGCCGTCCACAAATCCCGCTGGCTGTTCGCAGCCATCGTATTGCCCGCGTGCCGCCACACACTGGCCCGCCCATCGGCAATCTCCTCAGCCAGCAGCCGGTCCGCCGCCGCTTTTTCATCTTCCCCACCGGTGCGCAGCCTGATCAACTCCGCCTGCAATCGCGCCTGTAAATTATCCAGCCAATCGGTGAGGCTTTCTACCATATTCGCCAGGATGCCTCGCCGTTTGCCGGCAGTGCTTTGCTGCGCCTGGCTAAACAAACTCCCTCTTCCTGTAAGGGGGGAGTTAGAGGGGGTTAGGGCCTCGACCAACTTAAACTGTTGGCCCGCAAACACCGCCACAATCTCATCCAACCGGTCTGCGCGCAGCCTGGCAATCCCGCTAACTATCCGCCCCAGCTGATCCAACTCCCGCCGCCAGACCAACGGCAAATTGTAGGAATTTACCCCATCGCGCAACAGCGCCTCCAGCATCACCAGCCGGCTGGGACCCATCGCCTCCCGGACCGCCTGCACATACACCCGCTCCAGGCCCAGCATCTCCCGGTTAAATCGTTCAACCGGACGTAAATCCATCGCCTATTCCCCGCTCCCGCCTGCCCCCGCTTTTTGGGGGTTAAGGGAGGGGTCAGGGGTGGGGGCGTCTTCCCGATCCGGCTCAGTATCGCCTCCTCGCCTCCTCGCCTCCTCCGCTCCTGCGCGGCCTTCCCCGGCGTCCATTGACTTCTCCCGTTCCAGGCTGAGCGCCATCATCTCTAGCCGCATTTCAGTCTCGCGGTCAAGCGGCAAAACCGGCCGTTTAGCATCAAACGCCAGGGCCTCATCATCCAAAACCGCCAGGTCCCGCAGCCCCATGCTCGCCCCGGCTCGCCCGGCCAGGCGTAAAGCATCCGCTAATCCGTGATCGTAATTAGGCCGGCAGCGCTTGATCTTCAGCACCAACTCCATCAACTGCAGCTCAAGCGTTGCCGTCGCAATCTGTGTCTTTTGTTTCAATTCGTCGAAGGCTAACTCTGGCAGCGCGCCATGCACCTGGTCTCTGACCTCACGTACAAACTCCAGCACCCCGGCAATGTCCACCTTGGGCGCCAGCGCCTCAACCTTGCCGTTGCCCGGAATGAACCAGACATTATCCCCGGATTTCACCAGGTCGCTGCCCTCCGCGCCGGTGACCACCCACTGCGGCTCCGCGTTTTTCTTGATGATGTCGGCCAGGTAGCTGGCCAGCTCATTGACCTCATCCAGAAGAGGGATCGCCTTTTGATAAGTGCTCTCGCCCCAGCGTTCACCCGTCTTGATGTGCTCAACTTCAATATAGGGCACAAAGCCCAGCTCGTTTTTATACTCCCCGTCGCGTCCGCCAAACTTCTCCGGCTGGCCATCCTTGAAAGTACGAATAGCCTCGGTGGTGATCACCTCGGCATATTCATACTCCTTACCGGTCCGGTCCATCCGGCAGTCCACGTAAATCGCCATCTGCGGCGTGTCATCGTAATCCCCCTGCTCAATCAGCAGCAGACACGTCGGCTTGACCGGCTTGATCTGCACCATCCCCTGCTCGCGCAGGTCAGACATTTTCAGGCCAGATACCCCGTACTGAGCGCCATAATGCACATACAGCACCCCGTCGCGGTCCCAGTCCGACCAATCTAGCACCTGGTTCAGCGCCGGCAGCCAGGCTTTATTAAACGGCTGCTCCGTCGAGCCGTCGGGCAAGGCCCAATCGCCGGGCACAATACCGGCGTCCACGTCCACCGCCCGGCTGAGCGGCAGATATAAGGGTTTAATTCCTCGATACAGCCGCGGCCACATCCAGCCAAACTGCTCCCGCAGCCTCTTGTAAATCGAGCCATCGTAATAACTCTTACGCCGCGATAGCTCCCTCATCCGTTCATCCCAGCGGGCTTTGAACGGTTTAAACTCATCCGTATCCCAAAGGCTCGAAACTTTTTTACTCGCCATACTCGCTCAATATCCGCTCGATCTCATCATCCGACCTGGCCGGCTGCGGTCCCCGGCCCGCGGTCTGCGGTCGCCCATACCAATCCACCTGGGCGCTGCTCATCTTGGGTCGCCAGGCGGCCATCACCCCATAACGAGCACAATCCGCGGCGTCATCCCCCCCGATCCCGTCATCATCCACGTCCACCTTTAACACATCTTCCGGGCGGTTGGGGTCATGCTCCAACATCGGCAGCGTCTCGATCAGCCGCTCGCAGGTATTGAAGATGAACCAGCGCGGCTCAATTTTTGCTTCTACATCGCCCAACCTGGCCAACATTTCTGCCCAACCGTTGATCCGGTCGGTGTTCGCCGTTTTTAGCCTGATACCCAATTTTTTGTACTTCTCGGCAATGGTCGGACCATCATCCTTTCTGGCAAACACATCCGCCCCGGCCACAAAGGTCCACAATCGCTCCAGCGTCACATCCCAGCGCGCCAGCATCGCCTTGATCGCCTCCACGTGCTGGGCCACTTGCCATCGCCGCGCCGCGTGCTCATCCACGTGGTAAAGGTTGCCATCGTCGTCCTGGGCCAACAGGTGAACCACCGTGTAGTGGACAAACCCATAATCCATCGCGCACCACACTCGCCAGGCCGATGGAATTTTGAACGGCTCCCGCACGTGGACATCGTTTCTAAATGTCGTAAAGAACTGCCCGGCGGCAATGTCCCAATCGCCGTACCGCCAGGCCCTCAACAACCAGCCCGTGAGCTGGTCCAGCTTGCCCTTGTATTCCGGGTTGACAAAACTGTTGTCATCAACCGTGGCCTGGATGAAGCGCGTCTCTGCTTCTATCTGTGTTCGTGCTGGCTTCACAAAGCGATTCTTATACCAGGCGTGCCCTACACCCCCCGGATTGGTGGTGGTGTATATCCTGGGCCGCCAGCCCGGCTTGCTGGTCCGGTTCACGCTCTGGATGGCCTGGTACTTGCGCCACGAAAGCGTGGTCGCTTCCTCCACCCCAATCACGTCATATTCCAGGCCCAGGTACTTATCAATGTCTCCCTCGTCCCGGAAGTTTCCTAGCAAAATTCGGCTGCTGTTGGGAAAGATCAACGTGTTGCGCGTCGGCACCCACTCGTGGGCTACCCGGCCCAATAACCTGGGCCGCAAATCCTCAAACGCTTCCTTAACCGACTTGCCGACTTTTCTCAGCAGCAGGCACTTCAGCCCGGCATAGCGCTGGCAGTCATCTACCGCCATTTGCGCCAGCATCCAGTGGCTCTTGCCCCCACCTCTGGCCCCGCCATAACCGAGTTCAACCGGGCCGCCAGAGATATCCATCTGTCTGGCCGTTGCGCTGGCCAGCAGTTGCTTCGGTTGTAAAACAACCCCGGCCCGTAAAAATCGCTCTATCTGATCACGAGGACAGCCGGCAGCGTGGGCGTCACGAACAAAGCGTTCAATTGTCGCCTCCATCCCCGTAAACCTTCTCAATCAACTGCTTCAGCACCTCCGGCAACGGCGCCAGATCGGGCGTCTCTACCTCGTGCTTCTGCGTAAACAACTTATAATGCTGCCCAAGCAGCTTCAGTGCATCCTGGCTGTCGTACAACTCAATCTGCAAACCGCCCTCAGCCGTCAGCGAAACCTTCCTCACCAGATGCAGCTTATCCGCTTTAGCCAGGCTGATCCTGATCTGGCCGTCCTCAGTTACCTGGATAAAATCGGCCATACTGCCGCGGGCCTGGTCCGCCAGGCGCACCAGCACCTCGTCAGCCGACATCTTCAACTCGTTCAGCCGGGCCTGGATGGCCTGTTGGATGCTAACATTTGCCAACAGGCGTGGGCCAACCACGTTGGCCTTACCCTTAAAGCCGGCCTTACGAGCCGCTTCCGAGGCGTTCCAACATTTCAGATACTCCTCAAGGAAAACTTGCTGCCTTTTGGAAGTCACGTTAACCCTACCGAAACAAGATCACCGCCAGCGTCGCCAGGCTGGTAATGCTGGTCATAGCCATACTCAGCAGCATCACCCGCTGCGCCAGCGCCGGCCGCCGCTCGATCTCCTTGATGCGATTCAGCAGGCCGGGAATGGCGATATCGTCGTCGCCGACGACAATTTGCCAGAGCTTATCCAACTCGGTGCGGATACCCTGGTCGCGGTTTTTTAATTCGGCTAAATCAGCGCGCAGCACAGTCATAGCCCGCTCCAGGTCTTGGATGCGTTTGGTTTGGAGTGTTTTGTGTTCGGAAAATTCGTCGTTCACCCACCCTCAACCTCTTCTAAATAAACGGCCTCAGAAAAGCCCCTGGCTCAACGGTTACACTTAGCTTACCGTCTTGCAACACGACTTCGCCCCGGTATGTAGTTGAGCAGCTTCGCCAGGCGGCATCTCGCTACTGGTCGCCATTAGCGGCTTTTTGCCACTTCTGGGCCAGCTTGGGAGCCAGCTTCACAATTTCCGTCCACAAAGAAGCCGTTAATTTGGCCGCGTGCCAGATCTCGCCCCAATACTCCTTAAAAAATTCAACCGTCACAATCACGTACTTCATTCCGCTTCCCTTCCACGCGCTGAGCGTTAACGATAACGGCGCAAATCTCAATAAACGCTTGCCGGGCCGTGATCCCGCAGGCCGGCCCGTCCTCGCCAAAAGCCCGGCTTAGCAGCCGATCTCTGGCGTCAATGATTGCTTGTCGTAAATCCTGGAGGTCGACCCGGTGCAGCCCATGCCCGTCGCAAAATTGAACGGCCATCGGCGTCGCCTGCCCCCAGAAATGAAACGGCCCTTTCAGAGCCTCCAGCCGCTGGTCCGCCGCGGCAAACCAGGCGTTGACCTGCTCCGCCGTCATTTCAGCGGCCTCACGTGCAGGCTGACCACCTGGGTTTTCTCCGCCTCAAACAAAAGGCGCTCCCGATCCGGCTCGCTGATCAGGCCCGCCTTCACAAACCCTTTCAGCACATCGTTCGGCACGCTCTCTTTTTTGACAATCACCTTCTCCGCCAGCGGCCCCAGCACATCCCTGGCCAGCGCCGGCGAAACGGTCACCCGCTCCGAAATAGAAATGAAGACCCGCCCCCGGTCCGTTACCATTTCGGTGTAACCGAGTTCTTGCAGCCCATCCTTCAGCAGCGCCTCCACTTCCTTATACCGCTCCACCGCCGCTTGCAGATCAAGCAGTTCTTCCGTCAGCGCCCGCAGACTTTTTGTTGTTACTTTCTTGGCCATCCTGTTACCTTGCTACCCTGCTAAATCCTGTCTACCGCTGCCCGCCGCTTGGCCGTGGAGCAGTGGAGATAAATTGAAGTCGTCTCAATCGAGTCGTGGCCCAGCAAATCGCGGATCGTCTCTAAATCCACATTTGCCTCTAGCAAGGCCACCGCAAAACTGTGCCTGAGCGCGTGGGGGTGCAAATCCTTCCGCAGCCCCGCCTGTAGGCCCAGGCTCTTAATCAGCGTCCGCAGTCTCTGATTGCTAATCCGTTGGTTGCGATTACTCAAAAATACCGGCCCAGAGTGCCGGCCAGCCAGGTGAGCCTCCAACGCAGCCAAAGCTTCGGTGTGCAACGGAACAAGCCTCTGTTTCGACCGCTTCCCGAACCGCACATAAACCGACATCGCCTCAAAATCTAAATCGGCCACGTCCAACATCCTCAGTTCGTTGGATCGCAGCCCGGCGTACAAAAACAAGGTTACAATCGCCCGGTCACGGGCAGACATATTCAGGGTGAGCAGCCGCTTACGTTCCGGCTCAGTCAGCCAGGTCGGTAAGCGCAGTCGGGTCCGCCGTGCCCCATCAGGCCGTCTATTGGTCATAGCACTTCGCATCCCCCTGGGGGAATGAACGAAAATCCCTCTTTTCGTTTATTTTGAGAGGTCCGCTCACACTTCCGCACCACCGCCACCCAGAAAATCACCAGCAGAACGTTGAAAAAAATGCTAAATGTCGCGTCGCCCATGCCACCACCGCCGGCGCGCCGGCCCCGGCCAGTACAGACAAAACCAGCGCCGCCGCCACAATCACCCTTTTCACCAGCCCTCGTCAAAAAACGCGCCCGTCGCCGCGGCCAGCTCATACCCGGCGGCCACCACCCGCTTGCGGGTGGCATACGGCGTGCTGTCTTCAGCCGCCAGCCACTTCTTACCTCGCCCGGTCCAGACCAGGCGATACTGCTTGCCGGCAGCCGTCACAAACTTCTCCGCCGCCAAAATCAACCCACCCGGCGCCTGCGGCCAGGGCTTCACCTGGTTCAGCGGCTTGCCAAAAACCGCCAGCGCAAATTCATCCACCGTGCCACGGGGAATAGGCTGGCCGTTAATCATCTCGGTTTTCTGAGGTTCTAATTTCATAAAAGCGCCCACCATCCACCCCCCGGCCCTTATGGCTAAGCCCGCCGGTCGCCTAAAAAAAGCCCTTTTCCACCCCTCGCCCTCCGGGAGAGGGGCCGGGGTGAGGGCTAAACCGTATCAAATTGAATAAGCTGCCTGGCCAGCGCGATAGCCACCGCGTTGGCCCGGTTCTTGGCTCCCAGCTTGCTGTAAGCGTTGTTCAGATACAGCCGCACCGCTCGCGGCGTCAGGCACAGCCAGCGCCCAATCTCCTCATCGGTGCAGCCCTGGGCCGCCAGAGTTAGAGCCTGGATTTCTCTACGAGATAATTTTGGAAAAAAAGAAAGGGGCAGCCCGTTATCACGGACTGCCCCGGCTTTCGCTCTGTCGGGCATTTCTATTTTCTTTTCCCCTCTCCCCCTCTTGTTCCCCTCGCCCTCTGGGCGAGGGATTAGGGGTGAGGGCTTAGGGCGAGGGCTACAACTCGGTCGGGCTAAATTTCTCCAGCAGGATCGGCTTGCCAATCCTGACCGGCTTGCCGGCGCGAATAACGATAGGCAGATACACCTCGTCGCCGGTGGCCTCGGTGTAGACGCACAAGCTGCGGATTTTAGCATCCAGGTCTATCACCTGGCGGGTTGTGAGTTGGCTTAGGCCCGGCATAGGCTGCACCAAAGCACTCATAATGGTTTTACTCTATCACACAACTCTCAAACGCAATATGTCATTTACGGAAGAATTTTTAACCGTAGCAAAGGCATCCCCATGCCTTTGCGGGCATCCCCATGCCTTTGCGGGCATCCCCATGCCTTTGCGGGCATAAATGAAAAAGCGCGGAGGTCCTCCCTAACCTCTCCTTTTAGGAGAGGTTAGGGGTGAGGTCCTCCGCGCGTCTTTCGCCCTGGAGCTAGTACTGATCAAACCGGTCCTGATCGAAGTAATTTTTAATTAGCTAAATTATACCCCGCTTGCCCGGCAATTTCCACCCCAAAAATTAGGGATTTTTGAAAGGATGAAGGCGGAAGGATGAAGGATGAAAAATTTTCTTCCTTTCATCCTTCATCCCTCATCCCTCATCCTTTCTTACGCCGCCCGCCGGCGCAGCTCCGCCAGGCGCGCCGGCGGAAGCTCGCTCGTTTTGCCCGTCACCTTCAGCAGGTAGGGCGCTTTATCCTTCGTCTCGATGGCGATATCCACCGTCGCCCGCTCCTCCGGGGTCAGATTTTCCAGATAGCGCAGCAGCCGGCTCTTGGCCTCGGCCTGACTCTCGCCCGGCTGTTGCAACCGAAACGTCTCCGTCACCTGGCGGTGCTGCCCATCCCAGCGCAGCGAACCATACGCCGGCAGCCGGTCCTGCCGGATCCTCTCCAGCAGCGCCTCAAACGCCTCGTCCATAGGCAGCGCCTCCCATCTGCTCGGCCAGAACGTCCGCCACCTGCATCGCCAGGTCAAACCACGCCTTCCGCTCCGGCAGAAAATCAGGCGTCCGCTTCATCTTCTCCGTCAGCAGCTCCAGCAGCAGCGCCGCGTAATAGGCGCTGGTGCTAAGCTGCAAGGTTACAGGCGTCCTGCTCAAAATTACCTCCGTTTAAAAACAAAGCCCAACCAATCTACCTGGCCGGGCGATAACCACTCACTGGAGACATTTTACCACAACTTTCCTGCTCCAGGTAGTAATATTTGTCATTTTTTGGCCGCCCCAAGGTACTATTAAGGCCCTACCCAAAAACCCGTAGGCTTGCATCCCTATGCCAGCCGAGGACGCATAGGGATGCGTCACTACGGGGTTATTCGGATAGGCTCTAAGGCCCAAAATCCCTTTCAGGAGGAAACCCGTGTCACACCTAAGCTCTACAATTGAATACTACCTATCTTTCAACTACACCCTGGCCGGCCGCACCCAAAAAATCTACCGTGAACACCTCGGCCGGCTCTGCCGCTTCCTCAACGACCCCCCGCTCGACCAAATTACACCGCGCCGCCTGGCCGAGTTTATGGCCGGCCTGCGCCAAACCAACGGCCGGCCCTACTCCCCCGGCTACCAGAGCCAAATCTTTCGCGCCCTCTACGCCTTCTTCAACTTCTGCGTTGCCGAAGGTCTCTACCCCGCCAACCCCATGGCCCGCCTCAAACGGCCCAAAATCATTACCGGCCCCAAGCCCCGCCTCAGCCTCAAACAAATCCAGCGCCTCCTCGATGCCGTCAAACAAACCGGCCTGGCCGAACGCAACCTGGCCATCGTCCTACTCATGGTTGATTGCGGCCTGCGCCGCAGCGAAGTGGTAGCCCTGCAAATTGGCTACATAGATTTTGACGACCGCAGCATGCGCATCTACGAACCCAAGAAAAATAAATTTCGTGAAGTCCCCCTCAGTGATATGGCCCACCTGGCCCTCACCGCCTACCTCAAAAAACGCCGCCCCGTAAAAAACCCGGCCGAGCATGTCTTCCTCATCGAGCGCGGCCCCAACAAAGGCCAACCCCTCACCATCAAATCCATCGAAGAACTCATGAAACGCCTCAAACGCAAGCTTGGCTTCAAAATCTACGCCCACCTCCTCCGCCACACCTTTGGCAACCACTACATCCGCATGGGCGGCCTGCGCTACCTCCAAAAAATCCTGGGCCACAGCCGCATTGATACCACCGCCGCCTACTACACCGACCCCGACTTTGCCGACCTGCAAGCCGAACATCGCCGCGCCGCGCCAACGGCCCAACTCAGCAAACTAAATAACTAA